ACTCTCGGAGCCACAACGGATGAGGCAACTGCCGAAACCGTCATAGGGCTGCTGAAGGCGTTGAAATCCAAAGACTTCGCGGAAGAGGCTACACTGCAGAGCGTTGAGACTCTCCTGGATACCATTTCCAAACTGGATTTCTCGACAGAGACCACGCTGGGCGAAATGAAGACATTCCTCGAAGTCCTCGGAACTATCGACGATGCCGACACTCTAACCACCGTGATAGGGCTCCTTAAAGCTCTCAAAGCCAAAGACTTTGCAACCCAGACGACGCTTGCGACTCTGGCAACAGAAGCAAAGCTAGAGGCTGTGAGAGAGCTGCTGGAAGACATCTCCGGGCTCGATTTCGCAGAAGAGACGACTCTCGATGGTCTGAAGACTGTGCTCGAGGGGATAAAGGACTCAGCGGGGATCAAGAAGATAGTGGACCGGGTGGACGTGAAACTGGCCGACGGTGATAATGTTGCGCTGGGCGCCACTGGCGACGCAGACACAGCCACCACCGTCATCGGCAGACTCCAGAAACTGATAACCGACCTGGGAACGCTGGCAGACTCGAAAAACCTGTCGGATCTCGAGACCGCCATCGAGGGCGTGATCGATTCGATAGAAGCCATGCAATACGGCGGGCTTCCGGTATCGGAGATGCGAACTGATGTAATCTCCACTTCTAGCACCGCGGCGGAAGCAAAAGGAGGTGCCACGGCATGGAGCGGTCAGAGAATCGTTCACATTTTGAACCAGGGCAGCGTGAATGTCGAGGTACTCACAGACGACGAGGCAACATACGGCCAGATCGTCTTCCCTGGGGACGTCTATCAGGATGTCGTGGATGGAGTGATCTACGTCATGTCCGCCTCCGCTGGAAGCGCGAGAGTGACTGAAAAGAGGTATGTGTCATCATGATTAAAGTATCTGCGGTTCATCTGGAAGGGAATGTCTATGAGCTGGCCATTAAGGATGTCAACAAAGTCCTGGACAGAAGAAAGGTAATAGCTAAAGACGAGGAAGAAGCGCTGGAATATGGCCAAATCTACCTGTCGGACTTTTGTGACCGGACCAAAACGAGCCGGGAGAGCGTAGACCTTTCCGCAAAAAGCGCCCAGCCTTTGGGATTCGTCAACGGAAAACCATATTACGAGATCCTCGAAGACGGAAGACCTGTCTTTGAGTGGAGAGACGGGAGACCTGTAATCGGCTATGTGGAATACGCTGCATTTGGTTTTGAAGGAGTCTCGCCGATTGTGGACTATGAAAAAGACAGCCCGGTATATCTGGTTCGAAGTACCGAGCCCGCCAAAGAGGTGGTGGAGGTGGTGAAGGATGAGAAGATATAAACCTCTTTCGCGCCAAGAACTCGGAGATCTGAGGTCACTCGCCAGAGAAGTGGATATGAAATCATTCGAATATACATTTCCAACAGACGACGGTTCTTCGTCGGTGGCGGTGTATATCCCCAGGTTTACCATTCCTAAAGGAGTGGGGTGGGAGAGCGGTGGCTTCCCTGGTGATGATCTTCATCTCGGCGGCTTCTGGTTCGATAAGTACCAATGTAGCCACAAAGCTGCCACAGACTCTTCTCGGGGTATTGGAACCGGCCCGACGATCACGCCAGGATCCACAACAGACGTAGCGGTTTCGCAGTACAGAAAAGTAGTCTGGACCGACATAGACTGGTATAACGCGAAAACTGCTATCGAGAACAGATACACGGATGGGCGAAAATGGCATATGGTAACTATACGTGAATGGGCCACAATTTGTTTTCTTGCTAGATGGTTGGTAGGAAGCAACCTACGTGGAAACAATTTCTGGGGAAGAGATTATCGTGATCCAGACAGCCCTGAATACTATGGAGAGCTTGACCCCGTTCAGCCAGGTTACAGCGGGTATGCTATTTCCAGAGTTCTCGCCGGAACAGGACCGGATACATGGTTTCACAATGGCAAAAAGAACGGGATCTGGGGAATAGTCGGGAACGTGTACCAGTGGAACGACTTCCTGATAACCGACGGTGTGTGGGACAACAACGGTACACCTGTGTGCGTGATTCCGACCGGATGTGTAGCATATCTGGATGGGGCAATCGGAACAGATGACCCGGTGACGATCACTTATAAAAACTTGTTGAACGGTCCCGGAGCAGCCGGTTTTGCGGTTGGCAGAATAGTTCAGATAGACGTGGAGATCATGACGGTTACGGACGTCGGAGAAAACACCATCACGGTATCAAGAGGGACATCTGGCTCTTCGGTAGTTGCGCATAGCGACTCGACGGCTATCGCAATGCCAGGGGTGGGAATGGTTTTGACTTCGCCAACATCCGCTCCCTACTACTATGCATGGTTCAAGAAACTAAGGGCAGATTACGCCGATTTAGCACTTCCATCAGATGTGTCAGGGTCAGGTGAGTGGCTGGATAGAACGTACTGGCGCCTAAACGCTATCCGTGCGGCCCGCCGGGGCGGGCACTGGGCCAACGGGTCGACTGCCCGGTCTGGTCTCATCTTGCACCTGAACAACGGACCCACGGCCCGGAGCAACGCCATCGGGCTGCGGGCTGCTTTGGCAGATGAAGATCTGGAATCTGGGTCCTGAAGGTCTGAAGGACGAGCGATAGCGAGGCAATAGCATGGAACCGTTGAAGATAAAACAGAAGATCGAAGACATGATCGCATATGCTTACATAGTTCTTGCGCAATTTCCGAAAAGTGAAAAGCACACTCTGGCAGCCGAGATAAAGAAATCCATGTTCAGATTGCTTGAACTGGTAATTGCGTGCAATAAGAAATATTTCAAAAAGACTACGATGCAGGAACTCGACGTAGAACTGGATATGTTGAGAAGCTATGTGCGGCTGGCGGTAACTTTGAAGTTTATTCCTTTGAAGAAATATGAAATATGGGCTGGTTACTTGACCGAAATTGGAAAAATGATCGGCGGGTGGATGAAGTCCATAAGGGTCTGAATTGTTTCTGCGTGCGGCCCTCCGGGGCGGGAACTGGAACAACGGGTCGAATGCCCGGTCTGGTCTCATCTTGAACCTGAACAACGGACCCACGAACCGGAACAACAACATCGGGCTGCGGGCTGCTTTGATAATCGCCAGAAGAAGAATGCTTAAGGGCATTCTCCCAGAGCAAACACCAAAGGAATTCAGATCCTCGCTTACAGCGAAATACGAGAAACACCGGCGGAGAGCTAGTAGTGAGCCAACGTTCTCCGCCTTTTCTATGGAGGTATATGTGAAAAGAGCCAATGGCATATACGAGAAGGTCTATAGTTTTGAGAACATCTATCTTGCATATATCAAGGCAAGAAAAAACAAGAGATACCGAGAAAATGTACTCGAATTCACGGATAATCTTGAAGCGAATCTAATCGGCCTGCAGAACGAACTCATCTGGAAGATGTACTCCCCAGGGAGGTATAGAGAGTTCATTGTGTATGAACCAAAAAGGCGGATAATCCAGGCGCCAAGCTTCAAAGACAGGGTCGTTCATCACGCGCTGTGCAATGTCATTGAACCAATTTTCGATCTGCGCTTCATATGTGATAGTTATGCGTGCAGAAAGGGAAAGGGTACTCATGCGGGCGTTGAAAGAACCATTTATTTCTTAAGGAAGCTGGCTGGGTCTTTACCCAGAACATATTGCCTTAAAGCGGATATCTCGAGCTATTTTCCTTCGATCGACCATACTGTTCTTAAGGCGCTTCTTAGGAAGAGGGTCTCCTGTGAAAACACGCTATGGCTCATAGATACAATCATCGATAGCAGTTCATGCGGATCTGCCAGAGGGATCCCGATAGGCGCCTTGACGAGTCAACTATTTGCAAACATTTACCTTAATGAATTGGATACTTTTGTCAAACATGATCTTCGTGCGAAACACTACATAAGATATGTAGATGACTTCATAATTCTGGATCACAGCAAGCAGAGACTCCGGGAACATTTAAGTGAAATAAAAGGTTTTCTGGAAGACCGGCTAAGGCTTGCACTGAATCATAAAACCGGAATATTCCCAGTATCGCGTGGAATTGATTTTCTCGGCTATCGGATCTGGGCAGATAAACTCCTGCTGAGAAAAGCAAGTATCCGCAGAAGTAAGCGAAGACTTCGAAAACTGAGGGCTCTTTATGAAGGCGGGGCAGTGAAATTCGAGAAGCTTCGTTCATCAGTGGCGTCTTGGCAGGGGCAATGTAAGTTTTCAAAATCGTACTCGGCCATGCAAAGAGTAATTGATTTTGCGGGCCTTTCGGAGGTGTTCAGGTGAAAGACAAGATAGTGCACGCTGGTTTCGGTTTCTTCATAACGCTCGTAATTGGGTTCATTTTTCGCAACTCATTGATCGGTTTCTTAGCTGGATGTTTTGCCGGAGCCGCGAAAGAATTCATCTGGGACTGGTGGCTCAAGAAAGGGACTCCCGAACTCTTCGATTTCCTTGCGACCTGTATGGGTGCATCACTTGGCTTTGCGTTTTTACTATTTGCGGGGTTATAAATTCTAAAACTAGGGAGGGCCACTATGAAGCAACTCCCAGAAATCGACGTTCTCCACATAAAGATGGGAAAGAGACTTTGGCTTTTGTCTGACCTCCATATAGACGCGTCTGCGTTCAAAAGAGAAGCATTTGAGAAAGCAAAGAAGATGGTAGGGAAAGACCCGGTGATACTACTTGGGGACGTTCTTGACTACGGGTTCTTCAACAACGTGAAGTCTCAGATAGAGAGGCAGATGGTGGCCGATGGAGAGTATTCAAGAGAGGAAATGAAATCCAGGGTAGGAATAGAGGCAATGCTAAAAGTCGATGACGTTCTTGATACCTTGAATCTGAAAGCGGTCTGTGAGGGCAATCACGATATTCGCGCTGCGAAACTGACCGGCGAGAACTTCCTGAAATACGCCTGCTACAAGAGAGGAATAGCCTTCTGCCCGGGTGAACTTCTTGTGATTGTCGAGTGTGGAAAGAAGGAAAACGGCGACCCAAGGTATTTCAGGTTCCTCTTCACACATGGTTCTCGTGGTGGCAGAAAGCAGGCTTCTCCTATCAACGAGCTGGAGGATATCTGGAATGGATGGGCGGGGCTGGATCTTATAGCGATCGGTCACCATCACAAAGATGGACATACGAAGATTGCAAGAGCCTATATAGAGAGGAACATCCCGAAGATGCAGACAACTCACCTTGTGGCTGTGCCGTCGTTCCTCGGCCTCGAGGAGTATGCGCAGAAACGAGGATATAGGCCGCAACCGAGTGAGATAGTGCGGATTGATTTTACCCCTTCGACCGGGAGAATTGACATTTGCTTTGAAGAGGTGGACTAAATATGGTAGAAGAATGTGCATACAAAGATGACATTGAGCGTTTGAAGACCGACAACACCGAGACGAAGGTTCTGCTACGAGAGATCCGCAGTGTCGTGCAAGAAATGAAAGCGGATCTGAAAGATGTGAAAAACGGATACATAGATAAGAAAATAGAAACCGCTATCGACGTTCGCCTCGGGAAACTGTTTTGGAAAATAATCCTCGCAGTAGTCGGCTCGACCAGCGTAACGGCTGGAGTATTGAAACTCTTCGATACCATGAAAGGAAGCGGGTGATCGAATGGGTGTCAAAGAAGACTTCGTCAGAAAGTACGGCCTTTCGGCGGTGATAGTCGAGAGAGCCTGCGATATCTCTGCCGAGATACTGCTGGTCGTCTCCGCTCTCGAGACAGGCTGGGGAAGAAGGGTGATAGGCGATAATTTATTTGGGATCAAGAAACTCGACTGGATTCCGGGCCATGTGATTTTTCAGACGAAAGAATACGAGAATGGCGAAATGGTAGAGAAAGAAGAAAGATTCCAGAGCTTTCAGGATCCTACCCAGTCAATGATCTGCTATGTCGCAAAGATCTGCAAAGAAACAAGATACTTGGAAGCATGGAGATACCGGAAGAAACCATTCAAGTACTTTCAAGAAGTAGCTGCTGCAGGATATGCCACAGACCCGTTGTACGCCTGGAAATTGGAAAACATACTGATGAACTTCCCGAAGAACTGGGAAAGATTGATTTACGAGAAGGAGGAATAAGCATGGAATGGTTCTATATCATCCCGCCCGTGACCATCGTCGCTCTTGTCATAGTAGTAATCTGGAAAGATTGGAAGAAGACATTCGAGACAGCCCTCACAATCGCCAAACCAGTCGTGGACATAGCGGAGAAGTTGGTACCGGACAACGGGAGTTGGCTCGACAAACTTACAAAATGGGCGAAAATAGCCGTAGTCAACCTTGAGATCCAGTATAAGACTGCTAAAGAAGCCACAGAAAAAGGGACGCCCGAACGAGACGAGTTGAACAAGAAGATTGAGGATCAGGCAATCTCAATGATGAAAGATCTCGCTGCCGTAGACAACACCGATATCCCTCACTATGTAGAGAACGCTGCCCGCGGTGTGGTCCGATATGAGGTCGAAACTTTCTTGAAGAGACTCCAAGAAGCTCAAAATGTTTTGGTGCTAGTCCCCGAACAATCAGAAGAGGGCTTTGGGGAGATTAAAGAAACCCCCTCCCTAGAGGTCGATATAAACCCTTTAGACTCTCTTCAGCCTACGGAGTGAACCTGGATCTCGGTAGTCTGAAGCTTGAACCGGAAAACGTCTATCTGATGAGGATCCTCGAGAAGGACAAGCTTTCCCTGAACCTCGGTGCGAATCAAAGGATTGGAGTGATCACGCTCGGATACAAGACGAAGATTCCAATAGTCGTTCATTCAGGACTAACGAAAAACTGGGAAACATTGTTCAAGAAAGAATGGCCCGGCATATTCGCCGGGTTCGAGATACGTTTCTAACCCCTCCCGCAACACACCCCTGGCGAAAGCTGGGGGCTTTTTTTGTTGCAAAAGAAGAAGGCCTTCGACTGCTGGCAACAGTGAAGGCCGGTTAGTAGAAACATGTATGATTCATCAGTTGTTTTAATTATATCACTCTCTGCGATCGTGCGTACCCACAAATATTTAAGCGTTAAATATTTGTGGGTGATTCAGAGCCTTCTTTTTTTGTTGCTTATCATATGTATCTATTCTTAATCATTCTCTTACTTAATCGTAAATACTAATCCCATGAAACCATGATATAGTATTATCAAGGAAGCACAAAGAGGAGGGAAAAACAGCATGAAAACAGCAGAACAGATACGAGTAACAGCAGAAGACATAAGGTTCGCGCTTGAGACAGCTAAAGACAGACCGCATCTCGTTCTAGTTTATTCCAGACAAAACGACTGGTACGAGAGAAAGGCAAAATTCGAAGTTTTAGAGTCAGACCAAATCATATTCGACCCAGGAACAATTGCAATAGGAAAGAAAGACCACGACATGAACGACCATATCGAAACACTCGTAAGCATAGCGTTCGTGAAACTACTTGAAGACATAACCGAGCAGACAATATAGACCAGGGGAGCGAACAGCTCCCCACATGAAGGAGGGGAAGAGATGAAGAATGTTTGCGTAGCACTCGATGACAGAACTGCGAAGGCATATGATATCTGGTTGGTTCAGAACGGTCTCAAGAAACAGAAGCATCTGGAAACATATATCAAGGAGGTGTGCGGCATGGCAGAGAGGTTTGCGTTTGTGGTAGTGTGGGGAACCGACAGTCTTGAAGGTGTTTGTGAGGAGCTGGGGATAACCGTCGAGGAAGCCGAAAGGTACGAAACCATAGCTCTTCCGCTCGAAGTCGAAAAAGGAGTGACAATCTACAAGAACTACGATGGGCTTCTCGACGAACAAGACAAGAAAGACATCTTCTCAGACCTTCAGGGATATCTCGAACTCGACGAAATTCATTCAGTTAGAAATGCTTGCGTCAGAAGGGGATTGCTGAACGAGCCGACTTTGAAAGAGAAAATCCTCGACGCATGGTACGAGCA